GTTGCGGCCACCTCGGCCGCCGCGCCCACGTCCATCGTCCCGGCCGCAGCGAGATCCAGCGCCCCCTTCAGGCCGCCGCCCATGACGTCCTGAGCTGACACGCCCGCCTTGAGCAGGTTCTCGATGCCGGCAGCAGCCTCGGTCGCCGAGAACGCTGTCGAAGCGCCCATGTCCATCGCTGCCGCGCTGAGCGCGTCGAAGTTCGCCGCGGCATCCTGCCCGGTCGCCTTGACGTTCGCCATCGCCTGCTCGAAGTCGGCCGACGCCTTGACCGCAAAGCCGAGCCCGACCGCCGCGACCGTGCCGATCGTCAGCAGGCCGTTCGACAGGGTGTCGGCACTCGCCCGGTTCGCGTCAAGCTTCTTGGCGAAGCCGTCAGCCGCCGTGGCCGCCTGAGCCATCTTCGCCTGGAAGTCGGCGATCTGAGCCGACAGGACGACGCGCACCGAACGATCCGCCACGGCCCCTCCTCGTCAGCGTGGAGGACCCTCGGCCTCCGTGTAGGTGAACCACGACCGCGACCGGTCAGGATGCCGTCCCGCCTCGCGCCGGCGCCTGTCGGCCAGCGCATCCAGCCGCGCGGCACGCGGCAGCGACGAGTCGACCCTGTGCCACTTCGCCTGGAACTCGTCCAGCGCGCGGGTGGCGGTGCACTCCCAGTGGCCGATGCGGTAGTCGGCCGGACTGTCCGTCTCGTGCACCCCGGCCGGGCGGCCGCACTGCGGACACAGGTCGTCCTGCAGCTCCAGCCATGCGGTGACGATCGCCCGGTCAATCCAGTCCCACTCGTGGCGGGCCGGATCGTCCAGCCCCGCCCACCGGCGGGGCGCTACGCCCAGCGTCAGGCAGGCCCGGAGCTCGTGGCGGGCGCCCCAGAGCTCCGCTGGCTGAAAGGGACAGTGGCCGGCGCACGGTTGAGCGCGAGCACGCCCACGTGCGCGGCATCACGATCGGCGTTGTTGAGCAGCCGCCGGGCGTCATCCCACGACAGGCCGACGTCCTCACCGTCCGCCGATTCCGCCCGCCACCAGCAGGCGGCCGCCAGCGCCGGGTAGAACGCCACCAGGTCGAGGCGTCCGTCCGTGCGATGCGCGGCCAACAGGTCGTCGTAGGCGTCCGGGTCGAGTCGCCGCCACGCGAGGATCAGCATGTCGTCGGCGGCCGCATCCTCGGCCGCGCGGACCGCATCCTCGGCCGCCGCGACCAGCTCCGCGATCGCCTGCGACGGCGACTTGGCGCCGATCGACCGGGCATGCTTCTGCTCCGGCGGCACGCTGTCCAGCGCGACCTTCTCGCCCTGCAGCCGAACCAGCTCGGCCGTCGCGGCGTCCAGCGCCGCCCGCCGCCCCTCGTCCAGGCACAGCGGGTAGCGGAAGGTGGGCGCGTAGGCGAGCGCGCGCGCCCGCAGGTATTCGACATGAGACACGGGACCTCCGAGAGTGTGAGGGTTGGGCCCCGGGCGTGCGACCCTCAACGCACGCCCGGGGAGTCAGGTCAGGCCGAGATGGCCGCGGCGAGGTTGCGGTCGAGCACCAGCCACCGGACGCGCCACTGGTAGGCGTTGCCGTCCTCGGTCGTGATCGGCTCCGGGTCGCAGGACAGCACCTGCACCTTGGCGAGCCACACCTTCTGGGCGGCGGCCGCGGCGGTCGTGTCCGCCAGCCCGGGGCGGACGCCGATGTACTTGATCGCGTCGATCGTCAGCCCCTCGATGAGGGTGTTCGCCGACTGCGGCGACGAAGCGACCAGCACCGTGTCGGAGATCTGGTAGGTGCGCGACCCGGGCCGCTGCGTGGCCACCGTGTCGCCGATCTTCTTCCGGCTCAGCGTCGACGCGTCGGTGGTCAGCGAGAACTCCTCGGTGGCCTCCTGGATCGTCGTCCCCGCGTCCCACTCGGCGACCGTCACGGCCGCGAGCGTGGCCGACGCGACCGCCGGCATGATGTTGATCGTGGTGTTCCCGGCGGTGTACTGGTCGTCGGGATCGTAAGTGGTCAGCGGCATTACAGGGCCTCCTCGTGGGCCTCGATGGGTTCGGCGGCCACGTCGGCCGCGTCCGCGTCGGTGATCGCGGACGTATCAGGGGGCAGCGGGCGCCCGTAGGCGTCCACCGCCGGAGAGTCGAGCACCTCGAAGCGCTCGGGGTCGGCGTCGACCGCCGACATGGGGGCGGTGTACCGGTGGCCGGTGTAGGAGTCACGCACGCGCACAAGCACGCCATCACCTCGTCAGGTAGTAGGACAGTTGGACGGTCGCCGACCACAGGTAGCCGGCCTTCATGTCGGGGTCACGGATCGCAGGGCCGACCGACGCCGTGACAACCGAGCCGCCAGGCATCGGCCACCCGTCCATCAGGTCGACGACCAGCCCGGCGACCAGCACGGCCCCCGTCGCGTTGTTGTTGACACACACGGCCGACGCGAACCCCAGCAAGGCGCGCGCCGAACCGCCCACCCGCCGCGACACGGGGCCCGCCGGCGACGGGTAGAGGATCACGTGCGGGGCGTCCGCCGCCTCGCCGATCGGCACCTCCCCGAGGAAGTGCTCGAACTGCGTCAGTGTCTGCAGCCGCGCGAAGATCAGCGCCGCCGCCTCCGCCTGTGTCGTCACCCCAACACCCCCTCGGCCGCCTTCGCCATCTCGTCGGAGAAGCGGGGCCCCTCCTCGGCCAGCGCCGGCGCCATGTACGGCTGGGCGGCCATCTTCGACGTGCCGTTCTCGACGAACAGGCCGTACCTGACGGTGGGCCCCACCACGGCAGTCAGGCCCACAGACCGGCCGTCGCCGTACAGGTCGACGCCGATCGAGCCGGACAGGGCGCCGGTCAGCTTCGGCGCCTTCCCTTGGGCGTTCGACTTCACGCGCTCGGCTGCCGCACGCACGACATCGGCGGTCGCACGCCCGACACGCTCACGACCGATCGACAGGTCAGCCGAAAGCTTCCGCACCTCCGAGGTGTCGAACCGCACCGACATGACTACTCCTGCACGTCCGAAACGGTCAGCCGGCGCAACACCTGATCGGTCCCACGCGGCACCGCGCGCACATACAAGGCGCGGCCGATCAGCGTCGGGTCATCCGAGACGGACACGACCAGCCGGTCCCCCACCTCGACCGCCTGCGAATAGGCGACCGCGGCAGTCATCCGCTGCGCCGTCAACTGCGAGCCGCCAGCCTCGGCCACCGACTCGCCCAGCAGTGTCCGTACCCTGCACGGCACCGACGGCGCCACCGTCGTCCACACGTCCACGCGGGCGCCGGTCGATGCGTCCACCGCGCCGCCCGTCCGCCGCTGCAGGTCCGCCCGGTCACGCAGCACGCGAGACGCCATGAGGCGCCCGCGTCCGGCGACGCTCACCGGGACCCGATCGAGTAGACGCCGCCACCGGAGAACCGCGCCCGCAGGCGGTCGCGCGTCGCCTGCGGCAACTCCAGCGCAGACACGCCGCCATCGCGGTAGGCCACCCGGTAGTCGTCGACACCCTCGGACTCGACCCGCGGGTCCGCGAACTCGCCCGACGACACCAGCATCACCAGCTCGCATGCGAGCTGCACCACGTCCGCCGGCGGCGTGGCGCCCATCGTGTAGGTGACCGTCACCGGCACCTCAGGCCCACCCCAGCCGCCGCGACGCCACAGCCGATCCGGCCACACCCGATAGTCGTCGGCCGACAGCGCCGAATCGTCCACCCATACGGCCTCAACCGACCGCACCGGACCCGGAACGTCCAGCCATGCCGACGCCGAACCGGGGACACGGATCGTCGCCGTCGTCTCCACGATCGGCGAGCCCGCCGCATCCTGGATGGCCGCAGACACGGCCGCCAGTGCGGCCGTGGAGTACTCCGCGTACCCGCGCTCCTGCATGTCGGCGTGCGTCACGATCAGCGCCATGATGCGCTCCTCTCACAGCCAGAGGCGGGGACGCCTGACCCCCAACACCGGGGGAAAATGCTGGGGGTCAGGGGTTGGGGGTGGATCAGAGCGCGAGCCCAGAGATGACGCCGTGCGCCTTCTCGTTGCCGTAGGCGAGGCCGACCTCGCCGTACAGCATCACCTTGTCGCTCGCGCCGGTCTTCGCCAGCGGCTCGGCGAAGAAGTGCCCCTTGCCGGGCACCTCCAGGTACACCGGGCTGCACTGGCCGAGCTGCGCGACCGCCAGCTTGTGCTTGGGCATGTGCGGGTTGAGCATGATGTTGACCCGGCCGAAGTCGGTCTCGAGGATGCTCACCGACACGCCGCCGACGTTGCCCTGCACCGGGTTGGCCTTCGCGTAGGCCGCACCGTACACCGCAGACAGCGCCTTCTTCTGGGAGGCGTTGGCGATGATCGTGGACGTCTCGTCCATGCCGCCGGCCTCGTAGATGCGCTGCATCAGGTCCTCGACGTGAGTCACGGTCAGGGCGGTCAGCTTGTAGGCGGTCGCGGCGCTGGCGTCGCTGGTGATGTCGACCGCGGTGCCGCCCTTGACGGTGGACACCTCGAAGTCGTTCGTTCCCTTGTTGATGACGTAGTAGGGCGTGTCGACGACGAGCCCCGCGCCGCCGGTCAGGGCGGTGAAGACCACGCTGTCGCCGTTCACCAGCCCGTGCGACGTCGAGTTGACCTTGTTGGTCGCCGCGGTGGCCGTGACCGTCGGCAGGGCCGCGCCCTTGACGTCCATGGCGTTCGTGGTGGCCGCGGTCAGCAGGCCCCGGGTCTTGCGGCCGGTGCTGTTGTTCGCGGGCGCCTGGTAGGCGCCGGTCAGGAAGCTGACCTCGATGTCGCGGACCATCTGCTTCAGCATGACCTCGACCTGCCAGTCGAGTTCGCTGCGGACGGGGTTGGTCTGCTCGTTGTTGATGCCCGACTTGAGGCCGATCGCGGCGAGCTTCGAGTAGGCGATCGAGACCGACTCCTGGTGGATCTGCACCACGTTGGAGACGTTCGCGCGGACGCGGGACTGCGCGGTCGGCGCGTCAGCGCCCTCGAGGATGCCGTCAGGCTGGGCGGCGTCACGCAGGTCGAAGGTCTGCCACTCGAAGGCGGTCTCCGTCGTCTGCCGGCCGCCGGACAGGCCGCCGATCGCCGAGAAGAACGGCGTCTCCGAGCGGGAGAGCTGGTAGAGGATGCCCGTGTAGTTGGGCAGGTTGTAGGTGGTGCCGAGTCCGGTGATTCCGGCCATGATGGATCAGTCCTTCCCCGCCTGATTGGCGAGCTTCGAGTTGGTGAGCGACAAGGCGCGCCGCCAGTCGCCGGCAGCGTTCGCCGCCTGGATCTGCGTGTCGATGTCGGGGGCGGACCCGTTGCGGACCCCTCCGTCTGCGGAGCTGTCGAACCTCGGCGCCACGGGCGCGGCAAGGTACGGCTTCGCCTTGATGAGGTCGTCCAGCCGCGCGGCGATTGCCGCCGCGTCGGTCTCCCCGTCCGCGCTGACCTCCAGGTCGGACAGGTCGAGGTGGCGGAGCGCGTCCGCCGGGTCGTGCAGCTTCCCCGCCGCGGCCGCGCGGACCTCGGCGCGCAAGATGCGCTCGTTCGCGCGGGCGACCGCCTCAGCCTGCACCCGCTCGCGCTCCAGCCGCGCGGCGTGCTCCGCCTCCGTGCCGGCGATCTTCGCCTGCAGCGCCTCCAGCTGCGCCTTCATCGCGGCCGCCTGCTCGCGGGCCTCGTTGCGGGCCTGCTTCATGGCGTCCAGCGCGCGCTTGCCCGGGTCGCCCAGCGATTCCTCGCCCGGCACCCGCTCCTCCTGCTGGGCTTCGCCCTGCTGCGCTTCCTGCTGCTCTTCGGGGGGCATGGTTCCGTTCCTTTCGTCAGCCCCAGTGCGGGGCGCGCCCTAGCCGTGCGCTCGGGCGTTAGCTCTCAGGCTGCGAGCCGGGCAACCTCGCCGAGGTCGCCGACCAGGTAGCCGTTTCGGGCGAGTAGGCGCACCGCCTCCTCGCGTGACGTCGCCTCGCGGTAGATCGCCTCCGGCGTCAGGCGCCGCTCCACGCGGCGCTCCACGTAATGAGCCACGCCGCCGCGCTTCCCCACGCCCTTCGCCGTCTCGGCGGCAATCTCGCCGCGCTGGGCGGCCACCTTCCGCGTCACGTACGACGCCCAGCCCCGGCGAGTAGTGCCCTCGGTCGTCGTCATCTTGTCCGCAGACCGGCCGCGCTTCGCGTTGATGATCTGGCGCATGTCCGCACCGTCAGCAATCGCCTTCCGCTGCGCCCGATTCAGGTCCCTCACCTGATCCGGGGTGATCTGATCCACGTAGCCGGCTGGCGGAGATCCCGTCGCCGGGACGTGCACGCAGTCACACCGCGGATGACGCTGGAACCCTTCGTTCCAGCGGAAGAACTTGCCCACCAGCACGGCGCACCGCTGACAGCACGGCGCCTTCGCCATCCGGTAATAGCCGGCGTTCGGGGTGGCCGCAATCGCCACACCAGACGCCCCCCGCCAAGCGTCGGCAACCTGAGTAGCCACGATCAGCGCAAGCTGCTTCTCCCCGGCCTTCATCGCCTCGGCGTCCGTCAAGCCAGAGCCATACAGGCCCCGAACGGTCGGCACCGGCGAATAGAGCAACCCAGACAGCGACCGGCCATCCGAGGCGACCCCGGCGAACGCCGCCGGATCCACCTCGGCCACCCCCGGGCCGATCAGGTCGACCGTCATCTGCGACGCCTGACGCGCCGCGCCAAGCTGGCCGGCCGACACGATCAGCGACAGGCGCGAGGCGATCGCCGCGAAGTCGTCCACCGATGCCAACTTCCGCCACTCGTGCCGCGCCAACCGCACTGCAACCGCGCCCTGCTGCGCCTGCGCGGCGTACAGGTCACCCGGCGACGGCGCCACCGCCGGCCAACTTCCCGATCGCCGCCAGCTCCGGATCCGCCAACGCCTCCGCGTCCCGCTGCCGCATGACCCGATCGATCTCGGGTTGACTCATGCCGTACCGACGCTCGAGGATCGCCGCCAACGGCCAGCCGATGTGCTTGTCCTTCAGCGCCGCGTCCGACACCTGCGAATCCAGCAGGGTTGCCGGGTTCTTCCACTGCACGTCAGCCGTCCGGCACAGCTCGGCCACGGCCCGGTTGTTCCGGACCATCGCCAGCCGACGGAACACCTCCCGCGTTGGCCGCGTCCGGAACTTGTTGCCCCGGCGAACCTTCGTGACCAACGCCGAATCGAGTCCCTGCAGCGTCTCCCCGTTCACGTTGCCGAGCTCGCCGTGAATGAGGTAGATCGGCGTCGACGTCTGCGCCGACACGTGCCGCAACATCACATTCACGACGCTGGTGAAGATGTCCAGCTTGGCGGCCTCCCACTGGCCGATCGTCGTGTTCTGCCCGGTCAGCCACAGCAAGCGGCCCTGCTTCAGCGCCTCGACGTCGACGGCCTTCTCGCCGATCTTCTGCCCGTTCTCGTCGAGAATGGGCATTTTCGGCGGCTCCTGCCCCATGACAACCCGGCCGGGCATCGAAGCCCAGTCGGCCGCCGAGAACAGGTACGCCCACATGAGGTTGATGGCGTCCTGCATCGCCGCAGTCCCGGAAATCTCCGACACCGGCTCGTGTCCGAACGACGACGCTGCCGCCAGCAGGGGCCGGTTCGGGAACTCGACCAGCGGCAGCAAGCCGAGCGGATTCGGCGACCACACCGGCGCGCCCGAACGCTCCGCCCAGCCGCCCGCCATCTGCGAGTACGACGCCGGGACGATCAGGCCCGTGCTGCCCGCGTACGACTTCGGCCGCGACATGCGCCACAACTCCTCGCCCCCCTCGTAGAGGGTGGCGTGCTCGCCGTCTTCATCGAGCCACGACTTCAGCCCGCGCAGGGGGTCGCCCGTCTCGGCGTCGTACTCGACGATCGCCTGGTCGGGGCGCTCCCACGTCAGCAGCGGCTCGCCGTCAGCGCGCCCCCACACCAGCGCGAACGACGTGGACGCGTAGCTCGACGTCAGCAGCCCCTGCGCCGCCTTCTCCGGGCCGCCAACAGCTTCCCAGTCACGCCACAGCGCCCGCTCGTCATCAGACATCACCTCGGCGTCGTCGCCGAGGCGGAGCCCGTAGAACTCGGTCCGGTCCGGTGCCGCGCTACCGACCACCCCACACCAGTTGTCAGCGAACCCCGCGAACCTGTCGTGGTGGAACTGCTGCCACTCCGGCGACGCGAACTTCAGCCGGTGGTCGCCCTTGAAGTACGACTCCCACCGGCCCACGTTCGGACGCCGCTTCGACAGCTCCGAGTAGAGGCGGTTGATGTGAGCGGCAGCCTGGGGGGCAGTCAAACCCATGAGCGAACCCCCCCTAGAACACGTAGGCGTACGACGTCGTTTGCTGCGATTCCCCGGCGTGGATCGAGTCGAGAGCTGCTTGCCACGACAGCACGCCCGCCATGGCGAGGTCGATCTTGTTCGGCGAGTCGTGCCGTTCCTTCTCGATCACCCACAGCGGCACACCCTCGTCGTCGGTCATGCGGATGTCCCGCTTCTGCGCCGCCCCAACATGCCGGGCGAACTCGTCCGAACCGTCATTGGCGACCTCGCCCGACTTGATCGCCGAGGCGTACTGGCGGCACGCCGTCGCCGTCCGCCGTAGATTCCTCGAGTCCGTGTAGAACAACACGACGCGCTTCGGGCCGTGCTTCCCGCCGAGGCTGGACAGCACCGCATCCCACCCGAACGCCGGGTCGCCGTACAGCCGCGTCACCTGCCAGCGGGCGAACGCCGCATCACACGCGGCCTCAACCTCGCCGGCCGGCACCCCGTCCGGATAATCCTCGGGCACCCACAGGCCGACCACCTGCTGCCGCTTCGAACGCAGCGACGTAGCCACCAGCGCCGTGGTGTCCTTCCAGCGCGACCCATCCAAACCCAGCGACACCGGCTCCCCGTCGGGGATGGCCACGCCCGGCCTTGCCAGTTCGCGCCAGCGGGCCGCGTCGAACGCCTGCGACTCCGCCTGAGTCCACCGATTCAGCCACACGCGCTCCAGGTAGCGGCGATCGGCAGTCGGCCGATCCCACTGCTTCGCAATGCCGCGCAAGTCCGACCACGCCGCCACGGCAGGCCCGGACGCCTCACGCACCGCCTCGATCCGCCCCTCAAGCGTCGTCAGGTCATGAGCCGGTCCAGCCTCGCGGTGGAAGTAGAACAACTCCGGCTCGTCGACCTCCCCGCGGTCGATCGCCTCAGCCTCGTCCTTGTCCATCTCCGCCACCGAGCCGCCGCCCGGGACGCCGGCGGTCGTGATACCCAGCGACCAAGGGTCATCCAGCGGACGCTTCGGGAGGTTCGCCTCCATCGTCACGTACGCCGCGCGGAGCCGATCCGTGTCTAGCCGGTGCGTCTCATCGAAACCCTGGAACGTCGTCCGCGCACCATCGCGCGCATTCGGCGACCCGGCCAGCGGGACCGCCTTGCCGCCCTCACGGCCACGGCCGTCCAGACGGATGATCCGCTCGGCGCCCACGTCAAACAGGGCGGCGTCCGGCGACAGCTCACACACCGTCATCAGCACGCCGTACGCGAGCTCCGAAACCTGTTCCTGCGTGTAGGCCAGCAGCGGAATGTACGGGTCATTCACCGGACGGCCCACCGGATTCCCCGAAGCGTCCCAGCCGTCGAACCTGACCGGGCCCTCCGGATGCAACTCGGCGAACGACACCCAGCCCAACAGCTCGGTTTTCGCCGTGCCCTTCCGCCACGAGAACCGCACCCGACGGAACCGACGACGGCCAGCGAGCTCATGGCCGCGCGGGTAGACCTCGTACGCCTTCCAGACCGCCGCCCGCTTCTCGTCATCCAGCCGCGCAGGCTGACCCTTCAGCGAACCCGGCCCGAACACAGCCAAGTCCTCGATCAGGTCGCACACCTGACCACCCAGCGACGGCCACGGCTCCTCGTCGAACGGCGGCACGATGAAGGTAGCCATCAGACGACGCGAAGCGCCGCCCGCGGATCACCGCCCGAAGCCGGACGCGCACCAGCCGAACGCCGACGCTCACCCTGGGCCTTCGCCTCCTCGGTCCGCTCAATCTCCCACTGCAGCCGACGCCGGTCGATCGGCGACAACCCGTAGCGCTGCGACTGCTGGCGAATCTCCGCCAACAGCTTCAGTGGATCGCCGGCATCCGGGTCCGTCGCCGAACGCCAGAACGCGTCAACCAGCAACGCCAGCATTGCCAGCCCGTGCCGGTCCGTGGCGTCATACTCGCCCGCCATCGGCGAAGTCCACACGTCGCGCCACCACAACTCGGTGCGCGGACTCACCACCTCGAAGCCAAGCTCCGGGACCACGGCATCCGGGTTGGCGCTCAGCACGGCAGCCGTCGACGTCCGGTTACGGCGCTGGCGGACACTCGGATCCTTCGGCATCGGGCCGGGCATGCGGAACCTCCATGGGTGGGGCGGCAGTGCGCCGCAAGACCCCGCGACCTTGCGCCGGGGGCGAAGCTGGGAACCCGTACGGGGCGGAAACTGCCTCACCGGCGCTACCCTGGGCCAGGGCCTGAAGGGGCATCCCCCCTAGTCAGGCGGCACTTCGGTCACCTCGGCGCACGTTGCACTGCCGGTGCGCTAGGCGTAGGTTGCGCTCGCTGTGGTCAGGGATGAGCGCCCATGACTGTGGCTCGATGTGGTCGAGCGTGGGGGTTCTCATGTTTCAGCTTCCAGTCAGACAGCGCGCCAACGGTCGTTCCAGCCTCCGGGCTGGTGTCGGGCCGTCTCGCGGGAGTGGCAGGGCTTGCACAGCCCGCGGCCGTGCTGCGGGTCGTCGGGGTCCAGCCCGGCAGCGACCAACTCGCGCCTGGACAGCGGCCAGTGGTCAGCCTCGGTGGCCCACGCCTTCAGGCACAGCTTGCACACGGGGTCGCGCGCCAAGACTGCGGCCCGGAACGTCTCGCGGTGTCGGCGTCCGTAGCCCTGCGTTGCCGCGCTGCCGCGCTTGGCGCGAGCTGCCGCCTGGCAGGCGGGGCACAGCGTCCCGGAGGGGATGACCTCCGGGCATCGCGCGCACAGCTTCGAAGCGGTCACAGCTCCAGCTTGACCAGCTTGGTCGTGAGCGTCAGGTCGGGAGTGACCGTCGCCTCGCACTTGAACGTGTAACTGGCGAGCGCGGTATCCGCTCGACCGGCCGCCGTGTACGTCGTCGCGCCGGACGCGTGAGTCTCCTGCGTCGTCTCACCGTGGCGGATGCTCGCCTGCCCGATGCGGTTGCGCACCAGCGCTTCGCATTCGCGCCGGACGCTGGGCTGGCGGTTCGCGGTGTCGGGGGTGCTGGTGCAGCCGGCGAGAAGTGCGAGGGCTGCGATGGTGGCGAGGGTGGCGAGGGTGCGGCTCATGCTGTTGAGCCTACCGCCGTGCGTCGTCGCCGAGGACGCTGGGCCACCAGCTCAGCGCCAGCAGCCGCGGCTTGATCCACTCGCGCGGGTGCCGGAAGCGTGCGGCCCGGCGGGACCTCCCCAGGCGCGCCGGGCCAGAACGTGGGAGAGCCCCGGCCTGTCGGCTTCGGGGCTCTGCGTGTGCGCGTAGCGCAACCTTAGTTTCCGCCTGTCAAGTCGGCGTTGTCAACCCCCCACGATCGCGCGCAGGATGCGCCGTGCCGCCGCGGCTTGCGCGTCCGCCCGCTGCCGGGGCGTGAGCCGCGGCCGCATGCCGGCCACCGCGTCGCAGCGGTCACACACGGCGACGATGAGCTGGTCGGTGGCGTACGCCTCAAGCCGGACGCCGCACACCTGACACGCCTGCCGGTCCACCTGCCGGTCGATCATGTCGGCGAGCTTCACGCGCACGGCGTCCACCTCGGTTGCGATCCACTCGCGGCACCAGTCGTCGCCCTCCCACCAGTCGGCGGTGGCGAGGAGCCACTGGCACTCACTGCCCCAGGTGACGTCCTCGGCGAGCGGCAGCGGCGGGAGCGCGTAGCTGGGCGGGTGCTCCTCCCACACGACGCGCACGCACGAGGACAGGCGGGCGAGGAGGTGGGGGTGCTGCCTGCCGTGCTGGACGTCGATGGCGTCGAGGTCGACGCCGGGCGGCGGCTTGCTGCCCGGCTTGGTGCGGATGCCGTCGGTGGTGCGGGCGGGCGCGTGTCGGGGTGCGGCTTGCGCAGCGAGGCGGGGGAGTGCGGCGAGGGTGGCGCGGGTGTCGGTCATGTGGACTCCTCGTCAGCCTCGCCCCACCGGCGGTCCGCGCCGGTCGACCACTGGCCCCGGTCGTTGCGGCGCATACCCGCCGCTGTCATCTCGTCGGGAGTCAGGCACCGGCTGCGCCACGTGGCCCGGACCTGCCGCCCGTTGGCGGTCGTGCGCGTCTCGGTCGGCACGCGGTGAGCGTCCCCGGCCGATGTGCCGGTGAACGTCTCGTGGCAGATGGTGCAGTGCTCGATGCGGAGCCCGCTCCAGGTGGCGGCGCATCGGCGACAAGTGGCGCTCACTGTCCCCCCTGCTTCCCGCTGACGCCCTCGCGGCCCGCTCCGGGCACTCGGGTAGGGGTCGGGCCGTCCATCGCGCCAGCGGCCCCGCTAACTCGGTTTAGCGGCGCTTCCTCGACCACGCGGCCGGCGCAGCGGTCCACCACCCGCCACGGCAGGGTGTGGTGGGCCCCTGCGGCCGCGGCCGTGGCGGCCGTGGCGTAGCTGGCGACGGGCAGCCAGCGGCCGGTCAGGGCGCTTCGGGTTTCGAGGCGGTAGATGTTCACGACGCCTCCGTGGCATCGATGGCGCGGATGGTGGGGCAGGGGTAGTGAAGTTCGCACGTGGGGCACAACGCCTCGGGGCCGAACTCGTGGACCGCGATGACCTCGCGGGGGTGCAGCGCCCGCACGGCGTCGAGCTTCGCGGCCAGCCGGTCACGCTCGGCGGCGGCGTCCAGCAGGGCGCGCACGTCGGCGGCGTCCATGGTGATGAGCGGGTGCTTGTCGGAGTCGAGGGACTCGCGGATCAGGGCCAGGCGCTCGGGGTTCATCGGTCGGCCCTCGGCGCACCGAACGCCATGCGGAGCAGTTCCACGATGTCGTCTGTCATGTCGACGGGGAAGCCAGCGATCCGAACGTTCACGGTCACCGTGTCGTCGTCGTAGTCGAAGGTGACGAGGGCTCCCGGCCTTGGGCCGCCGATGGTGAGGCCGGTCAGGATCACATCCTGCCCGCGGTTCTCGATGTGGGGCTCGATGGTCAGGTCGTCATTCATGGTCGGGCTCCTCGGTGCGGTAGGGGTTGGGGGTTGGCGCCGGGTAGGTGGCCTGCACGGCACGCGCGTCGTTATGTCCAGCGTCGTACCCCTCGTCCCACGCCTCGGCCAGCAGGTCGGGCAGGACGGCGGCCAGCGTCCTGTCGAGTCGGTCTACGGCGGACAGATACATGAGCTGCCCGAGCTTCCCCCCGACCCGCTGTGCACTCGTGATCGCTTCGGGGTTGTCGGCGAGCACGGCAGCCCGCACGGTCGAGACGTAGCGGTCGCCCAGCAGGGCACGCAGGTCGTCAGGCATGGTCGGTCTCCTCGGTTCGGTTGTCGGTTGGTTGGCGGCGGTCATGCTTCGTCCTCGATTCCCGCCAGTTCTTCCAGTCCGCAGGCGTGGATGACCTCGCGCGCCCAGGGGTCCCGGTACATGGTCGGCTGGTCGTAGAACGTGGTTTCCAGGTCCGGACCCATGAAGACCACGAGGGCGTGCAGCCAGCGCTTCCCCGTTTCGTCGCCGACGATGATGGCGTTCACGTCGCCTCCGTGCTTGGTGCCGTGGAGCATGTAGGCCTGAATCACCGCCATTGCCTTGCCGGGGAGTTTCGTCGCGGTGATGGGGTTCATTTGCTGGGCTCGCTTCCGGTGTGTAGACGCGCGCGCACGCGGTCTGTGGTTACGTGGCTACTTGAGTGATTCCCAACCACAGCGAGAGTCGGGTACGGGTTTCGATGGCAAGCCCCCCCTCTGGGGGGGCGCGGCAGCCGGGGGCCTCTACGGTCTACCTCTACGGTCTCTGGTCTACGGTCTACCTCTACGGTCTCTGGTCTACGGTCTACCTCTATCTCTGCGCCGCTGGAGCGTGCGCTATAGCGGGCGCTATAGCGCACGCAATGTGCGGCGCTCATGCGACGGCCTCGCAGTCTGGGCAGCCCACAACGGGCCGGTCGGCGTGCAGCCCCTTGCCATGGTTGGTCTTCATCGCGCCCGTCTTGCGCTCGGCGCGGGCGTCGGCAATCTCCTGCTGGCTCATGTTCCACTTCAGCCAGGCGGGCACGTTCCAGCCCTCCGAGTCGTCCACGACGCACTCGACCCACAGGCCGACCTTGACCAGCGCGGCTGCCGCGGGCTTGATGTTCTTGCATCCGACCGCCAGCGCGGGCAGGTCGTACTCAGGGATGAAGCCGTCCGATTTGGTGCGCTTGAGGTAGAACAGCCCGCGCAGGAACAGCACCTCGGCGTCGGGCCCCGCCCGCCGAATCTTCGGGTCGCTCGGAAGGTTCACGTCGACGGGCACGAACTCGCCTGGGATGCGTCTTGCCATCAGTCGCTCACCTCCCACAGGCTCGGCTGCTGGCACTCGGCGCCCGGGTGCTCCTGCCCGCACGCCTGGCAGGTCTGGTCGGGCCAGTCGATGAGCGGCCCGGCGGCGCGTACGGCGTCGATGAGCTGCTGGTGTGCGGTCTTCACGGCGGCGAGGAGTGGGCCGTGCCGCTGGTGTGCGTCGCGGGCGGCGACGTAGGCGTAGGCGGCGGCGACGATTTCGGCGGTCATGACGCCCTCCCCAGGCGCCGGATCAGGTCTTGGCGGCCGCGTCGCCGGGCGTCCTGCTGGAGCGTGTCGAGTTTGACGCCAAGCTGGCGGGCGATCTGCTCGGGCGCCTCCCCGGCCTCCAGCAGCCCCTCCAGTTCGGCGATGGTCTCGCCGTTGCCGGTGCGGCCCGGGTTGCCGCGGCGGACGCCGTGGGGGGTGGCGTCGGGGTTGTCGATGCCGTGCGGCCCGAGCCCTTCGTCCCACGCCATGAGCGGCGGCCACCCGTTGCGGCGGGCGAGCGCCTTCGCGCGGGACACGGCGGTCCGCTCCCCTGCCGTCGTCGGCTCCGGGTGGATTGCGGCGAGCCGGTCGGTGAGGTCGCGGAGCTTCCGATCGTTACGGCGGGTAATGAGGTCGCGGCTGATGGTCTTGTTGATCGTGCCCGGCTGGTAGCCGGCGAGGGCGTCCAGCCACGATTGGGGCCAGCCCGCCCAGGCGAGCCCCTGGACGCGCCGGCGGGCGCCGATCGAGGGGACGAGCCGCCGTTGCCGGTCGAGTCTCAGGCGCGCGTCGTAGCGGGTCTTCGCGTCGGTGCAGTCCCTGCACCGGCACCGGTGTTCCCGGTAGCAGACGGGTGCGCCGGGCGCGTGGGTCGTGCACGTGTGCGGCGGGCGTGGGAGGTCGCGCACCGGCTGGTAGTGGTCGAGGGTGCCGTACCACTGATGCCGCTTGTAGCAGGCGGAGCACAGGCCGCGGGCAAGATGCCCGCCGCCCTCATCTCCGCAGGACGCACAGCGGAATGGGTCGGTCATCAGTCGGCCCTCCTGACCACGACGCGCGTCTCCGGCGCATCCCCCCAGACCTTCGCCGGCATCCACTGCACGATGAGCGCATCGTCGCGGAGGACGCCCGCCTGAGTGAGTGCGTCCCCGAGGGCGCGCTGGAGCTTGTCGAGGTCGGGCGCGGACGCCTTCCAGGTGGGCGCGCTCGGCTTGACGCGCCCGGCGTTGCGGCCGGTGCCGTAGTGGCCCTTCGGGCGCCCGTAGGCGAACACCGCTTCGACGGACACGGCGTAGCCGATGGTGGCGGGCGCGGCCCACCGCTCGCGGACGGCCCGCTGCAGGAAGGTGATCGCGCCGGCGCGCCAGGACTCGAGGTCCCGGTTCGCCTCGCGCATGCCGCCCTGCGGGGTGCGGGTCTTGGAGCCCTGCTGTTGCGGCGTGCCCGGGATGGTGCAGGCGAGCAGGGTGGGGCCGGTCATCGCCCCCACCCCGCTTCGTGGGCGCAGGCCTCGCACAGGCGGCGGGGGTCGTGGGCGCGGCGCGGGTTGAAGTGGAACCCGCTGTCGAGGACGGCGCGGGCGAGGGTGCTGCCCGTGTAGGTTGCTGCGCACCCGTCGCACTGGACGGTGGGCGGGTCGAGGCTGACGATGCCGTGGACGCACCCGGGCACGTCGGGCAGCAGGATGGGCAGGGGGTCGCGCGCAGGGATCGTCACGACTCGACCCCCGGTTCGGCCGAGGC